GTGCATGTTTTCAGTTTGTTGTTTAATTGCAAGGGGTTAAGTGGGGTATTTTTGACAGGGTATTTATATATAAAGGAAATGTGGCAGTATTGTAGGGGTTGTGGGGGTAAAAGTTGCGGCATACCAGCGTGAACCCCTCACCTGAACCCCCCATTTCCATATTTTTTTGGATAATATTCTTGTATATCTCAAAGTTTATTTTAAAATTGCAATGTTTTTTTGATTTTTTATTAAAAAGGGGGTTGACAAACCCTCAAAAGTGGATACAATAGTATATAGGTAGTGGTATAGTTTTATAAAAGGATTATGGCATCCATGCTTAAATCTTATCACCAACAAATAACAAGTGAGATTAGGAAGCATGGTTGCCAAATGTTGGGGGGAGTTGTTAGAGTAAAAAATGCCCCATGATACCCACTTTTTAAGGGGTGGAGGGTGTTCCTAGGTTCTCAACAGGTGATGCAATGTTGCTTGGCTCCCCCCACCCCTCTTTTTTTATTTCAAAGGTATAATTATGGGTATTATGTTAGTTCCTAAAGAGAAAAAGTCTTCCATTAATGGGGGGATTACGGTTGACCCTGGTAAAGTTCGTGTTCCTAACCCCCACGCACCCCTGCTGGTAAGGCTTTAGATTATATTAAGGGGGCTGCTGAGAAAATGAAAACTCGCAGCCGACTTGAGAAACGTAAAAAGAAATAAATGCAATGTTGCTTGGCTCCCTCCACCCCTCTCCCTTTTAAAATAAAGGAAAACATGCACCTCCTCCCTCAACAACCTCAAAGGCAACGGACTGAACAACAAACCCGCTTCCTTGAGGCTTTCGAGGAGGAGTTTGATGTTGATGCTGCCCTTATTTCTGCCGGTTATAACCCCACTAGCAAATATAAGGTTGTCAAGTCCCTTGCTGATGAGATTTTAGCCCTCACTCAATCTTATTTGGCTCTCCACTCTCCTGGTGCTGCCAGACAGATTGTCGACAGGATGGAGACTGGTGGTCTTGAGGACCCAGCCTCTAAAGCTAAATTTGAAGCAGCCAAAGAGGTGTTGGATAGGGTTGGGATTGGTAAAAGGGAGATAGTGCAGCACGAGGGGGAGGTCATGCACGGTGTTGTATTATTACCAGCAAAAACGGAGAGGATAATTGACGCAGACTTTCACGAGGCGTAATCCCACCGTTCCGTTTGGTTATAAATATGTAGACCCAGAGGATGCAAAACCTGGACCCTATAAATATGGGAAAAAGATTGAAGAGGTCCCCCTGGAACTCACAGCACTACAAAGAGTTTTTGACTACCACAAGACTGGTGATTATTCATTGAGGGAGTTGTCTGACTGGTTGCTTGAGGCTACTGGGAGGTACCTTTCCCATGTAGGTTTGCACAAGAGGTTGAAGTCGGGGAAGGTTAGGGTTTATGGCTGAAAATGAAACTGGGTTTGATGCCCCCACACCTTTCTATCCTTCAGATGCTCCCGCAGAATTAAATTCAAACAACGCCAACGGCGGATTTATACAAAAAACAAAAGACCTCTCCAAAGGTGGCAGGGTCTAGAACACTAGGAGATAAATATGGCTAACACGGTTTCTGGCCTCAAGGTAAATACCCTGCTCCAAAACCCACTAATGACACGGGCAGAGTTTACTAGAGGTATTAGGAAGATTACTGGGAACTGCCACATGTTTTGGCTACCCCAGGCATCTGACACCACCACCACAACTGGTGATGAAAGTGCTGTTGGTGGCTTGACATTCACATACAACCACAGCATTGCAACATATGACACTGGTGCCCGCCATCTTGGTTTGGGTATTGCATTGAAGATGAATGGTACAGATGAGGAATTTGATACTCCCGACATCGCAGCCTTCACTCCCGCAGCGGCTATTAGCTGGGTTGCTCTCGTTAATCCTGTTGATAGCACTAACAGTACTATTGGGAGTAAACTTGATCTTACATCTGGCGCAGAAGTTCGTGAGTGGTTGTTCTGGTTGGATGCAGCCGACAAGTTGAACCTAGAACTGTGGGATGAAAGTGCTGCTGCCAAGATTGGGAAGGCTTCCAAGGACACCATTACTGAGGATGAGTGGCAGCTATTATCAGCCACTTGGGATAATACTGCTGCAAGTTCTGGCATTAAACTCTACAAAAATGGTACTGAATTAGCAGCCACTGCTGACGACACAGGAACATTTGTAGATGTTGAAAATTTGACAGTTGTACCTAGTTTCGGAGATTATGAGGGTACTGGTGGAACCAATATCAACTTCTTCGACGGTGAGATGGCCATGATCCTTATGGTTGGTAAAGCTCTGACAGCCCTAGACCTCGACAACATCAGAGTGTGGTGTAACGCCTTCTTCGACCTCAACCTGAAAACCTAAAATATGTCCGGTACTCGTTACCCACTCTCCGGGAGTACCAACGGGAGACAGATTAAAGTTGCAGCTACAAGCACCCCGGGAACACTCCTCCACACTTGTATATCCGGTGTGTCAGATTATGATGAGGCTTGGATATGGGCTACCAATACTCATGCCACGGATAATGTTGACCTTACAATTGAGTGGGGGGGAGTGACTGACCCCGATGACCTTTTGAAGACAACCTTGGCGGCTGGTGTTGGTTTGATACAAGTGGTACCAGGGTTAATTCTACAAAACTCTTTGGTCATTCGTGCTTTTGTCAGTTCTGCAAACCAAATTATGATTTCTGGTTTTGTGTGTCGTATTCCCCTCAACCCAAACATTAGAGTGAGAACATAAAAGTGGGTAGTATTTCAAGGGATAGGAATGCAGGTCTTGTAGACCCCAAATCTATTTATGGTGACAGTAGTATCAAGGATGCTGTAGAAACTATTGATAGTAATACAGACACATTACAACTGCTTCAACAAATTATTTACGAGTTACAACTAATCAACTTTAAATTAAACGGATAATGAGCTAGGAGTACTGATATGTTATTTCAACTTTTTGATGGTAAGGGTAGAGGTAACTCTGCTGGTGTTAATAAAGAGTTTAGAGTAGAGACTAGTTCCAGTGCGAACAGTCGTTTTTATTATCGTTCCCGTGACAATGATGATGGCTACATGATGAATTCTCATGATGCTGATGCTGAGGCGGGGGATTATATTTTTTATTTTAAAAACGATAATGCTACACAAAATTTTGTTGTTGATCGCATAGTTGTGGGGGCTGTTCAATCGGTGTTATGGAAAGTTTGGAGAGCTACAGGAACGGCAACGGGTGGTACTGCAATAATCCCAGTAAATACAAAAGTTGGTAGCGGTGCTACTGCTTCAGCTACCGTTCTTGGTGTTAGTGCCATTAGTGGCTTTTCAACAGACGGGCAACTAGCTTCGATGCGAACAAGTGCAGCTAACCACGGAGTATTTATTCCAAATGACAGTATTATAATTCCTCCGGGGGGTGCTATTGCGATTGAATATGATACAGGAACCACTGGTATTGCTGAGATAATGGTAAACGGTTTCTACGATGCCGCTTAATGTTCACCTCTTAGGACAGACTGAGATAACTGATTTATATTAATAGTACTACAAACATAAACTAAGGAGAAAATAAAATGGCTTCACTAACAGTAAATCCAGACGAACGGTACGCACTCAAGATTGACAGTGCAGGTACCACACTTACCTCTACAAATGCCGAACTAAATATCATGGATGGTGTTACGGCTACGGCTGCTGAGATTAATGATGCGGCTGACATTTCTACTAAGCTAGTATCTATCGCTGATGGTACTAACACTCTCACCCTAGACCCCACCACTCACGGCAACAAGATTTGCCTTGTCTTGGATGCCACTCTTGCTGTCACTTTGCCAGAAGCCACAGGCACCGGCAATGTCTACACTGTCATGCAAGGCATCGCAGCCACCTCTTCAACCATTGTAACCGCTGACACTGCCAACGCTGGCTTCCACGGTTTTATCATGGGTTCAGATACTGATTCTGCTGTTAACTACAACTGGGTTGCCACTGGTACCCAAGACACAATCACTTTGAATGGAGTTGCTACAGGTGGCAAGATATACGATTGGATTCGTATGACTGACGTAGCTACTGATGTTTGGCTTCTAGAGGGCATGATTAAACAGAGTGGTGGTTCTGAAGCTACCCCACTAAGTTCAGCCGCATAAACTTTGGCTGACCCCTCTGACCTTGAAGCTTTTTTGGATGGGAAGGAGCCACCTAAAAAACGGGATGCTCCTTCCCAACCCAAGCGTCAGTATAATTTCTCCAAGGCTGAACTAGCCAGGAGAGAGACACAGAGGAAGCTTGTAACTGCTCGCAAACAGAAGCTCAAACATGACAGGGCTTCCAAGAAAGAGTATGACAAGATACGGCACATTGAGAAGGGTGCCAAGAAGGTTGAGAAGGCTATCTCTAAAGAGGGCAACTCACTACTGGTGAAGGATGACATTGAAATCCTCCCCAAGGCTACAAGGGATTATGTAGAACAGAATGCCACATTTAAACCCCACCCAGGACCACAAACCGACTTCCTTGCTTCCCCGGAAGAGGATGTCCTTTATGGGGGGGCCGCTGGTGGGGGTAAAAGTTTTGCTGTCCTCCTAGATGTTCTCAGGTATGCTGACAACCCCAACCACCGCGCTATCATACTCCGTCGCACACTTGATGAACTCCGTGAGTTAATTGAGAAATCTCATCAGGTCTACAAAATCGCATTCCCAAAGGCACAGTGGAGGGAGGGCAAAAATACTTGGTTCTTTCCCTCCGGTGCCTCTGTCCACTTTTCCTACTGTGACCGTGACCGGGATGTTACCCGCTACCAGGGCCAGTCATATACCTACATAGCAATAGATGAAATCACTCATTACCCTACCCCATATGTATGGGATTACCTTCGTTCTAGGCTCCGCACTACTGACCCTAGCATTATTCCATACATGCGGTGTTGCGTCGATGAAGGGGAAGCCCTGACAGTTGATGGGTGGAAAAATATCCAGGATGTAAACGTTGGGGATTTAGTATATTCAGTTGAGAAAGATGGCAAGTTAGTAATAAAACCAGTAACCTCAGTGTCAAGCTTTGATGTAGATGAAGAAATTACTCGTATATATAAAAAGAATTTGTATATGAGTATGACCAATGACCACAGGGTTTTATATAAAAAACATGGAAAACCTACAAACGATTTGGTCAAGTGGAATGAATATGTAGGTGGTAGTATTAATGTAGTTAGAACCTCTGAAAAATATTACGCTGGTGGGTTTGGGGGTTTTGGTAAATTTAATGATGACGCTGCCGCTCAGTTTTTAGGTTTGTATATTGCTGAGGGGTCTTTTGGGAAATCTACTGGTGGTAATTACAAAGTTATAATCTCCCAACTAAAAAAGGAAAACCACCCGTTTATACAAAAACTTCTTGGCTGCTATAATTTTTGTTACTCCAAAAATGGAGACTTCCAGATAGCCAACAAAGAATTATGGGAGTATGTAAAACAGTTTGGTAAATCTAAAGATAAGCATTTTCCTCGTGAGTTTTTGAAATCTGCTACCTACAGACAGCTAGACCTAGCTTTCAGAGCTTATATACTTGGGGATGGAAACTGGCAATCTGACACAGCCTGCACAGCTTACACCACAAGCCCTCAACTAGTAAACGACCTACAAGAAATTGCTGTCAAACTTGGGTACAAAACACAGTATAAAAAATATGTGTTAGATAATCCCAACCACAATGACAAGTATTGTATATATTTTGTTAAGGATAGTCCAACTACTAAAGTAGACCTTAATACTAGAAACGATGTCACCCCTGAACATTATAGTGGTAAAGTGTTTTGTATCACAGTAAAAGACACAGAAAACTTTGTATTGAGGCAAAAAAACTATGTGTGGGTATCTGGAAATACAGCAAACCCGGGAGGGATAGGTGGCTGGTGGGTTAAAAAGATGTATATTGACCCTTGCCCACCCAACACAGCTTTCCCAGCCCTTGATATTGAAAGTGGGGCAACTCTAAAATACCCCTCAACACACCCCAAGGCTGGGCAACCACTTTTTTATCGCAAGTTCATCCCCGCTCGCTTGACAGACAACCCAAGTTTGATGGAAACAGGTGACTATGAAGCAATGTTGATGTCCCTTCCAGAGGTTGAGCGGCGGCGTTTATTGGAAGGAGACTGGGATGTTGCAGAAGGAGCCGCATTTACAGAATTTGATAGAGGAAAGCATGTTTGTGATCCCTTTGAAATTCCGAGTTCGTGGACAAGAATTAGGGCTTGTGATTATGGCTATGCTTCTCCTTCCTGTGTACTTTGGGGTGCTGTAGACTTTGATGGCAATATATGGGTGTACAGGGAATTGTATGGTAAGGGGTGGAATGCCGAAAAGCTGGCTGATTTAATCATAGAGGTTGAAGCTAGTGATCCCTACATACAAGACCACGTTCTGGACGGTTCATGTTGGGATATGAGAGGTCAAACAGGGCCATCAATCGCTGAGATAATGGTTAACCGTGGTATTAAGTGGAGAAGGGCTGACAAGAACAGGATGGCAGGTAAATTAGAAGTCCACCGCCGACTACAAGCCACACCCGAGGAGGGTAGTGGTGTTGTATTTTTCAGCAACTGCCTCAACACCATTAGGACCATGCCCACCATCCCGCTTTGTAAGAATAACCCCGAGGATGTAGACACCAAGTCAGAGGACCACGCTTACGATGCTTTTAGATACATGTCCATGTCTCGCCCCCGTGCGGCTAGAGATATGATCCAAGATTTCAGAGTATCCAAATCTAGGCAACCACCGCCTATGATGGATGCTACTTTTGGGTATTAGTTGATGGCTTCAGAAATTCCTATGTCATTTGAAGAATTTACGTCTGGGCTTAAATTTACTCCAGATGCTTTAAAGATTATGAAAGCATACCATAAAAGGATTGCTAGTATAGATGTAAAGCATTCTCAAAAAAATACAGTGTACATAGGCCCAACTAAACAACACCTTGAGTGGATTGACAGGCAAATACAAGATCGTAGAGTTGACGAAAGTGGTGAATTAAAATACGAGTGGGTTGATGGGGCTGTAGAAGGGGCTATATCTAAAGAAATACTTGAAATAATTGAAGGTGACCATCTTCATGAATATATGGACGATGTTCATTCATTAACTATAGCTGGTGATGAAAGAGAGGTAGCTGGTTTTAGAGCAAAACACGATCATTTAATAGCTGAGGGTAAGGGGTTTTATGACATAATTTCTCGGTTCCCACCCAAGCATTTGAGGGTGGATAACCCCTGGGCGTCTGAAATGAAATTCCCAAAACGTGTTTCTAAAAAGCCTGCTGAGGCGCAAGACGTACCAAATGAACAAGGTGTACAAGAATTAATAGATTTATTAAATGCTGAGGGAACTGTAGAAAGTACAAGAAATGCTTTGGCAGTTATGCTTGGGGCTAATACTGCTGGGAGGACTAGTGAATTAGAGGGTGCAAATGCTTTAACTATTACTTGGGGAGATATTTTCCCCGATAATGTTTTCCAACCCTCTGTTCAAACAAGGGCAGCTAAAAAGGATGCTGATGAAGATATACCTATGGAATTAACACTGGTTGATCCTGCCGGTGTTAATGTAGGGTATACCCCAGAACAAATCACAGAGCAACTTGTAAGACTAAAAGAAGCTTACCGCGCTATTGGTAAAAAGGTTAGTAACAATAATAATCTTTGGATGAATGCAAAAGGGACAAAACCTGTAAAACTAGCTACAGTGATGAAACAAATCCAAAATTTTGTTAAAAAAACAAAAAATTGGGATAAATACAAGGACCCCAGTAACCCTACTGAAGATACACTTTTAGATAGTGGTCATTTTACATTTAGATCATTAAGAAATTTTAGGTATGTTCAATTAGCTAGGGCTGGGTTAGACCCAAGACAAATTTCTCTTTATACTGGGCACTCTGAAAAGTCCAGGGAAGAAATGTTTAAAATTTATGCTAATGCTTTGAAAAAGGGGGAAAACACTTCTGGTAGTAATGCCCTTTGGGCTGCTAGGGTGGTACCCGGGGCAAAAGAAGGTGTTGTACAAAAAGAAGTAGTAGAAGCCCTGCAAGATGAAGAATACGATTGGTTAGATAATTTTTATAATGATACTGTTGGTGTGTTTAAAGAAGCAGCCGAGGATGCCGTGAATATTGCTTCTACAGTATCTGATGCTGCTAGTTTTGCAGCAGACCAAATTAATCAGTGGCACTTACAAGAAACTGGTGAAGATTTAAGCCAGGAAGATGAAAACGAACTTGGATTTTTAGAAATTCTTGAAGTCTTTGCTGGTTTAGCAAGTGTAGAGACAGCTAAAAAAGTATTAGAAAAAATGATGTCTGGGTATAGGTCTAATATAGGTATACCCCGTGAGTGGATTGAAAAAGCTGCTGAGGAGGCTGTTAAGCGTCATGCAGAAAAGTTACGGCTTGGGAATAAACCAGGAGTACCTTTTGAAGGGCCTAGAGATAGAGAAAAAGTCCCAGCACCTTTAGAGAAAGAAAAGGAGGTTAGAAGAAGCGTTAAAGAGCAATTTAGACGAGCCTTTTCTCCAAAATCTGGTGGTACTGGTGGTACTGGTGGTACTGGTGGTACTGGTGGTACTGGTGGTACTGGTGGTACTGGTGGTACTTCACCATCTAATATAACCAAATACACCCCCCCAGAACAACGCACATCTACACCCCGACACTGGATGGGGAAAAGTATATTCAAATATATGAAGGGGTTTAGTTGGGAAGCTTTAAGTGAGGCTGAGGAGGCTTTCAAAAAAGCCCAAGCTAGAACTAAAATGTATCAAGATAAAGTTTATGATAGTTTAAAATTTGTTAGGGGTGCTTTACTTAGTCTTGCTCGTCTTGGTATGTTGTCAACAGCTATGGCTGAAGCTTATAATGGTATAGTTAATAGTGGCGTAGCTGCTGCTGGTGCGACTATGGCTATCCCACATTTTTCAAAGTATATGAGGTCTGTTTACAACCCTCTGTTAGCTATAGCCGCACATAATGATGGGCACGTAACTAAAGAGGAACTTAGACACTTTTTAAGCACTGATGATCATGACATGAAATGGTTGTGGCAAAAATTTGCTACAAAAAATGTAGACTTAAATAAGCTATTTAGAACAGCATTTACTTCTCCTAGCAGTGTTGGGATACCTTATGAAGGTATAGAAGGGGGTGAAATTGCTGTACCTCTAGTTAATCCTGTTGTAGCAGACATAGCCTCAGCTTGGTTCACATTAAATGTTAATAGTTTAGATAACAACTCAGAAAGAGTAGCTTGGAGAACTAAAAATCTTTTAGGTGGGTTATTAACCCAACAAGTATTTGAAGATGTGGATAGTAAATCTGTTGCTTTACAAATGATACTTGGTAGTTTTAATGCTGAAATGCATAAAAACAATAACGAATTAATGAATCTTGTATCTGAGGCTAGAGATAACATAAAAGTTTTTAAAGAGGTTATTGAAAGACCAGAAGATTTTAATGTAAAATATCCTGACCAAATTTTAAAAACTAAACTAGAGCGTGAAGAAGAACAAGCCTTTAAGGTGGCTGATGATGAACGGGCTTCTTCTTTAAAAGATGCTAGAAGAAAAGCAGCACTAGCTTTGTTTGAAGATGAATATAATATAGATACAGATATAGACAGTATATATGCTGGGTTCCCAGATGAGGGTGATCCTGGGTATGCAGATAGTAGAGAACCAGTTGGTGTTGGGGAAACTCCTGAAAGTGGTGGTCTACACATACAAGAAATGGTGGGGGCACCCAAACAAATTCATGGGGTTGAAAGTGAGGATATGTGGTTTCAAGACCCCGTTGAAGATGTTGAACCATCATTAGAACCCACAACTTTACACCCGCCTTCAGATATCATGGAAGTTGGTAATTTTCCTTTTGAGGCTGCCTCTGATTACAGCCCAGCTTTCGAAACCAAAATAGATTTAAGTGACTGGAGGGTGCGGGGTAAACTTAGGCAAGACCGTCAAAGGGCTAAAATTACTAGACTACAACCAAAACCACTTGATGTAGAACCAGAACACCCAATGGATGAAGCCTTCGCTAAAGGTACACCATCTGAGGAATATAATGCCCCCAGGACACACCCCGGTGGGTTTATAGACTACGGCAAATACGCCACAGGTCCTTAATAGTTAAAAAAAGGAGAGAGAACATGGACGGTAAGAAACCCTATGGTGCTAGTTATGTATTGAAGCGCCACAAACAAGGTGAGCTTGCAAAGCCAGAGAAGCACAGCCTTCACCGTTATTCCAACGACAGCAAAATTACAAAGACCGCTGATAATCAGAATGGACTGATGGAAGCTAGCCACAACTCTTCCGGTGGTGGTCTTGGTATCAAGGGTCTAGAGAGTGCCGGTGCATCTGACTTTTCATTGACGGTAAAACACGGGTAATAAAACGTGGTAAATCCAGATATTCTTGAAAGTGGCGAAGAGGGCGGGTATGACGCTGAGAATATAGATGAAACTTCCGGTCACGGATTGATTGGAATGATCTATGAACGTCGTAATGAGGCAGAGGATGGGAAAGAGACTGAAGAAGTCCGCTGGCTACTCGCTTATAAGAACTACCGTGGTATTTATGATACTACTACACAGTTCCGTGAAAAGGAACGGTCTAAGGTATTTATTAAGATCACAAAGGTTAAGGTTCTGGCCGCTTATGGTCAAATTCTGGAAATACTCTTTGCAAATAACCGCATCCCCCTTGAGGTAGCAGCTACTGATGACCCCTATGGGATTGCCAAGTATGCCCACCTCTCAAAGGAACCACAAGAACAGCCACCACTCGACCCGGCAGGGTTTGAGGGAGATGGTCGCAGTCTCCCCCCAGGTGCCCTTGAGGCTACAAAACCCCATTTCTTGGGTGGCCTGGAAGAACAATATGCGGGTGCAAACCTAAAAGAGGGTCCTGCAAGGGGTGGTGAGCCACAAATCAGCCCCTCTAAGTTGTCTGCCGAACACATGCAGCGTATTATCAGGGATCAGCTACTATACAATAAGTCTTGTATGGCCATTAGGCAAGCATCCTTTGAAATGTGCTTGTTGGGGTCCGGTATTATAAAGGGTCCATTTAACACGTTTAAAACCGTACACAAGTGGACCAAGGGGGAGGGTGGCAGACTATACGAGCCAGAGGAAAAACTGGTCCCGGAGATTAGTTCAGTATCTTGTTGGGATTTCTACCCTGACCCAGCAGCCCGCAATATACATGAGGCTGAGTGGGTGATCCAGCGTCACCGGATGAACAGGGGAGAGTTGAGGAACCTCAAAAACCTCCCATATTTCCGGGGGGATGCCATCACAAGATGCTTGGAAAAGGGTCCCAACTATGAGAAGCGGGATTATGAGGATAGTCTCTACAACCTAGAAGACAACACCCAAGAGCAAGACTTTGACAGGTTTGATGTGCATGAATATTGGGGTTTGGTTGATAAAGATACGGCCACTAAAGCTGGGATCGACCTGGATGAGATTGAAGAGTACGATGATGAGGTACAAATCAATGCGTGGATTTGTGGTCATGAGATACTTCGTGCTGTTATTAATCCTTTCACTCCTGCGCGTATCCCCTATCATGTAGTCCCCTATGAAGAGAACCCCTACCAGTTCTTCGGTGTTGGGGTGGCTGAAAACATGGAAGATGCCCAACTCCTGATGAACGGGCATGTTAGAATGGCTGTTGATAACCTAGCACTGGCTGGCAACCTCGTCTTTGATGTGGATGAGACAATGCTTGTAGCCGGTCAAAGTTATGAGGTGTGGCCCGGGAAAGTGTTTAGACGGCAGTCTGGGCAACCGGGGCAAGCTATCCACGGTATTAAATTCCCCAATACAGCACCTGAAAACCTACAAATGTATGACAAGGCTAGACAGCTAGCTGACGAGGAGACTGGTATCCCCTCAGTGATGCACGGGCAGACAGGGGTCACGGGAACAGGTCGAACAGCATCAGGTTTGAGTATGTTGATGAATGCCGGTTCTGTCAACATTAAAACAGTGGTCAAAAACCTGGATGAATATTTGTTAAAACCCTTGGGGGAAGCATTCTACCAGTGGAACATGCAGTTCAATGAGGACACCCCCGAGATTGTAGGTGATCTAGAAATCAAGGCAAGTGGTACCGCTGCCCTGATGCAGAAAGAGGTTAGATCACAACGCTTGACAACCCTCCTACAAGTTGCCAGTAATCCCATGCTTGCCCCCTTCTTCAAAATGCCAAACTTGTTGAGGGAACTGGCAGTTACAATGGATATTGAGCCAGAGAGCATGGTAAACAACATGGATGACGCAGCAATATTTGCTGAGATATTAAAGGGGATGCAAGTACAAAATGAACAAGGAACAAGCCCGCAAGCTGCTAATCCTGGTCAACAACCCCCAGGCCCTGGTGGCGCTGGAGGAGTACCTCCAGGAGCTAACCCGGAAGACAGTTCAGGACGCGGTGGTGGCACCATCGGAGTTGGAAGCGTTCCGGGCGCTGGGGAAGCTGGCTTTACTGGAAACGCTCCAGCAGCTTGACAAACAAGTTAGAACTACACTTGAAAATTTCGAGCTATCTGACAGGGATGAGAAGGTAGCACAACAAGAAGGTTGGATTTCTGATGCCTAACTACCCCGTACCTTTTACAACTCTCCGTCCACACCCCTTTGCGGCTAGTGGCCCTAATATTAGTTTGGACCCTGATGACCCCATATCTGATCCTGATATTGATGCCAAGGTTAAGGATAGGTTGGATGAGGTTTTTGGTGGGGATGTAGGGGCTGGTGATCCTGCTGGGTTTGATACTACTGATTTTACTTTCGGCAAGATTGTTGATATACCCACAAGTATTCCGGGGCTGATTGATAATATCTCAAGCACATTTAGTATGGACCCAAAAGCTTCTGTCGAAGCTAATGCTAAGGCTGCTATGGAGGGTAAGTTTGGCATTGGTAATTTTAATCTTGGTAAAATGAATAAAGAAGAGAAATCTTACTATGAACTATCACTTCAAAGGGCACAGCAAGTTAAAGACAGAGATGCTGCTACGAGCGGTGCTAGCTTGGGGTTCGCCCCCGGAACTATTGGGGCAGCACATGCTAGAACCATCGCATTTGGAGAAGACATTTCCCCTGATGCGTATGGTAATATTGGTACATATGGTAGTTATTCTTTACCTGGGACTAACTGGGGGTTGGGTATTAATGATGAAGATGTTGTTGATTTAACCGAGGCTCAAGTAGAGACTATGACTGCTCATATGAAAGATGGAGTAGAAAAAAGTGCTGCTAGAGCATTAGCCGTTCAACAACCCGAGCTGACGTTGATCGAGCCGAGGATGCCTTTGCCGAAGAGATCGCCAACGGCAGCAAAGGAAGAACACTCTCCTACACCTCCGCCACCTCCGCAGAGATCAGGATCAATTACCCCTACCACCACTACAACCGCTGGCCCAACTGGTATTGCGGATGCTGCGGATGCTATGGCTGCTAATGCTGCTGCCGAAAGTGTTGAAGGTACTGAAGGTATGTTTGGGGACAGTCCGGGTGATTTTGATCCAACCTCCAGCCAAACCGGTCCCGGACTCTCCCCGTGGGCAAAAGGCGGGAAAGTAAACTACCAAGAAGGTGGATGGGCTGGCTCAAATGATGGCTCGGCCGGAGGGTTCAGCCCTGTAGACAATATAAGGGCAATCTTCGACGCTACTGATAAAACCCTTACTAATGCGCAGATTAACGCCGCAATGAGAGCCATAACCCAGACAGAAGAAAAAGAAAAAGCAGAAGAAGAAGAAGCAAAATTGGAGAGTGAGCATGAAAAAGCAGCGCGCGAAGCTACCGAGGAGGATAGAGAGCGTAAGGGTACAGGGTATAAGTGGGATTTTATCCAACTACCGACTATGGATGAGCTAGAAGAAGCTGCCTATCTAGGTCGGAAGGCTGGCGAAGAACAGGAGGATCGCGCCCTTGCGCTCCAGGAGGCGTTACTAAAGGGGGTAGTTTTTGATCCCTACGGAGCAGCACCACCTGGTGTTACCTCTGGTGTCCCCGCAGGTAGCTCAAAAGGTATTGGGGCTGAGTATGGGCTGGATGATCCCGCTACCTCTGGTGTCCCCGCAGGTAGCTCATATGGTATTGAGGCTGAGTATGGGCTGAGTGATGCGGGAGCTGGGTCAGGTAATCCTGATGCATCTGTGGGTGGGGCAGGTGAAGGGACTTCTGGTGCTGGAGGAGAGGGTACTGCTAGTGCTGGTCCTGCTGGAAGTGATGCAGAAGCTGACGCTGGCGGACAACTACAACAAGGGGGGCTTATAAGTACAGAATATCAAGACGGCGGTTTCGCCCCACCCCCAGAACCAGGGCCAGAAATGGGAGGGGGATTACCCCCAGAGTTGATGGGTATGTTGGCAGGGGAAGGTGGGCCACCCCAAGGCCCCCCAGAAGCTGGTATGCCCCCAGAGATGATGGGTGGGGAAGGGTTTGTAGAACAGCCACAACAACCCCCACCCCAGTCCATCCCAATTATTGTTGGAATGGTACGGGGTCCAGGCACTGAAGATAGTGACAGCATTCAGACAAGGGTTCCTGCAAACTCATATGTGGTCAATACCGACGCTGTTCAGACAGTGGGTATCAAGAAACTACAAAAGATGTTGGAGGAAGGGGCACAAGCTACTGGATGGCAACCTGACCCACAAGACCCCTCTCTTGAGGTTATTAACGTGTCGGCTGGAGAGTTTGTCTTCCCTGGTCCATTTGTAGACTATTTTGGTGTAGAGACTTTTGATAAGATTAATGATAAGGGTTTTGCCCAGTCTGGTGCCACCCAGAAAAGACGGGAGCAAGGGCTTGAGGGGACTGGTGAGAGTATCCCAGAGGAAACCTTAACCCCAGACCAGATGCAGGAGATGGGGCAGCCCGCTGGTTTTTATGGGGGTGGGTATACAAAAGATAAATACCAAGATGGTGGTGTAAAAAAACCAGAAAATTTTGTAGAGGAAGAATTTCAAAGCTTTATAAAGAAAACAAAGTGGTGGGATGAATATGTAAACAAATATGGGGAAGAACCAGACTTAAATACCAAACAGTATGACTATAGAGCAGCCTACATGGCTGGGGTTAAGCCAGGACTTGATTTAGAGACTGGGGAGCAACACTGGCCTAGTGATTACAAAAGTGGAGATCACCCCACGTTCTGGAAGGGTACTGGTCTGAATATGGGTGGGTATTCTGGTAATCTAAAAAATAAACCACAAACAGACCTTTCAAAGGGTGGGTTTGCTACTGGTGGCAGCACTGACCCTATGCACAAAAAAAGCTATAACCCCAATTGGCAAGACCATCTTAAATTTAGAGAGGAAGCTAGGAAAGAACGTAGTAAACTCCCAATTGCCGAACAGATTAAAATGATGGGGGGTAGGCTTGAAGAAAACTTCTATGATGCCCTGAGTAGAGGTGCGTTTGATGACCAGGAAGAAGCTGAAGCTCTTGGGCGAGGTAATAAATTCAGGCGAGGTAATAAATTCAGGGGCAACTTTAGCCCTGGCATCATGGAGTATGGCCCCGGGGCAGTCCCTCCCGGATTTATGGAGCCTAGGGATGTACCTTTAGAAAAACGCCAAAACTTGCTGGAGATTTTCTGGAGAAAGATAGTCCCCTTTATCGATGACGACGTAATGGAAAAACAACTTCAAGGCATTATCGATGGTAGATCTTATAAGGATGGTGGAGAGGTAAAACACCAGAATGTATTCCAAGCGTTGGGCAACTGGGCGTATGGGTTTAAGGGCGTAAGTGGTAATTGGCCCAGCATTAAAGATGCCGTTGACTTCATATTTGGCGGGGAAGAAGAGAAGCCAGCCCCCGTAAAAAAAAAGATGAGTGAAGTACCTGACCCACCCTTCATTCCAGAGGCAGAGGCAGACCCCGTAGAGTATAACCGCTCAACCTACAACAAGCTTCTGGGTGGAGCATCTGAAGAGGCCATTGACCATCTAACCGCTATGGCTATTGGAGAGGGTAGGAACCAAATAACAAGAGGCCACGGTACAGATGCTTTCAAAGGGCCAATCTGGGTAGCTTTAAATAGGGTGAGGGAACATCAAGTAGGTGATTTAAAGTTTAAGAAGAGTAAACACGTAGACCCGGTAATGGCAGTTATAACCAGTGGGGATTTCAAAGGTTACCATCTTAAGCATTTGAAGGACAAAGATTTTCACAAGTACAGAAAATATGTAGTGGATGCTCTAAACACAGAGGTACATGAAGACCCCACAGAGGGAGCAACATCATTTTACAGCGGACCTACCCCCCCTTACCATAAGGGTAAGACTGAAACAGTGAAGTTAGGGGACCACACATATATATGGGATTAGGATGATTAACCCCCACCACTTCCGCATTTATGTAGTCAGACCCACTCTTGTAATTATGGGGATGCACACACAAGCTGCTGAAAACTTACTGGTGGGTACTGCGATTACTGAGAGCCACTTAACCTTCCTGAAACAACACGGCCCCGGTCCAGCTTGTGGTGTTTATCAAATAGAGCCAACAACTGCCCAGGATGTCATGAGGTACGCCACTGAAAGACCACAGATACAGATACCACTCTACCACGGTGAGTTGGAATATGTATTGAAGACTGACCTGGGTTTCCAGACACAAGTAGCCCGGTTAAAATATTGGATGCAGCCAGAGAAACTACCACATGAGGATAATGTAATAGGTTTAGCACAATACTGGAAGACCTATTACAATACCCCCAAGGGGGCTGGCGAAGTAGAAGACTTCGTGTCTAAATATGAGCAGAATGCTTTGTAGTTACAACAAATAGAGTGAGGCTACCCAGAAATTTAATCATGAATATTCTGGCCCCTTGAGTAGCTTCAAACTAGCCACCCACATTTTTGTGGCCCTAATTTGAAGGAGATAATATGATGCCTACCACTAATGAGGAGACTGTCACCCCGGAAGATACTCTCTATCGTAACAAATACCGTGAAGGTTTGTATGATAGCGACCCTGCCGAGGATCCAGAACCTGAAGAGGACCCTGATGAAGAGGGTGAGAGCTTCACAACCACTCCTGAACAGGTTGCGGATACAACGGACTGGAAGAAGCGTTATGGCGATCTCAAGTCCTACCATGACAAAAAGTTAAACGAGGTCAAAGCTGAACAAGAGCAATTCAAGGCTGAAGTGAGTGCTGCTGCTAGGCAAGCCCCACAAAAGACCAACGAAGAGCTTGAAGAGTTTAGGTCCGAATATCCAGATGTCATGGAGATTGTAGAGACAGTAGCCGAAAAGAAGGCACAGGAACGTGCTGCTACCCTAACTGCTGAAGTTGCCGAACTGCAACAGAAGAACAGGGGGCAAGAGGCACAGACCGCTTACCAAGAACTGTTGAATACACACACAGACTTTGATGAGTTGCGTGAGGATAAAAACTTCCTGGGGTGGTTAAACGCCCAACCCGAAGAAATTTCGGACGCAATCTTCAAAAACAACACAAATGTCATGTGGGCATCCCGTGTTGTGGATATGTATAAAGCAGAGGTAGGCATTAAAAAGTCCGACAAACCCAAGAGGACTAAGAACCAAAGAAACCGCGATGCCGCCACTTCTGTTGGGTCTAAAAGATCAACACCCTTGAAAACAGATGACGGTAAACGCATTTGGAAACTATCAGAAATCAGGTCCCTCAAAGGGGCAGAGTTTGAGAAGCATGAGGCTGAAATAGACGCTGCCGTTGAAGAGGGCCGGATTGTTGATGATTAAACACATGAGGTACACAAAATGGCCGTAGTTGCTAAAGCTGCTGGCTGGGGAAACCTCAACACTGGTAACTGGGTTCCAGAAATTTGGTCCCAGAAGGTGCTTAAATTCTTCCGTCGCGCAAGTGTTGTGGAAGATGTTACAAACACCGATTATGCCGGTGAGATTTCCTCGTTTGGTGATAAGGTAAATATCATCAAGGAGCCAGCAATCACCGTGGCCGCTTATGCTCGTGGGCAGAAGCTAACCACGCAAGACCTAGCAGACGATGAGATTGAGATGCAGGTGGATAAGGCAAATGCCTTCCAGTTTAAGGTGGATGACATTGAAGAGCGTCAGTCACATGTAAATTGGCAAGCCCTCTCAACCTCCAGTGGCGCCTACAAGCTCAAGGACACTTTTGATAGTGAAGTTCTTGAATACATGCGCCAGAACGCTCTTGCCGCCAACTATTATGGTTCAACTGGTTCTCCCATTGATACCGGCTTCTCCGCTGGTGAGGTAGACCCCCTAACCGTAATGGCACGGCTACAGCGCCTGCTTGACGATCAGGATGTTCCTGAAGAGAACCGTTTCTTTGTAGCGGCTCCTATCTTTTGGGAACAGATGTCTGATGTCAACAGTAAAATCCTTCCTGTTGAGGTTACTGGTGACAACCAGTCCCCCCTACGGAATGGTCGGGTATTTGATGGTCTTATCCGTGGCTTCCGCTGCTACAAGACCAACAATGCGCCTAAGTCTGGTTCCACTTGGTATGCTAGTGTTGCTGGCCACATGTCCAGTACCGCAACTGCCAGTCAGATTGCCAAGACTGAAGCTTTCCGTGACCCCGATAGTTTCGCGGATATCGTCCGTGGCCTACACCTTTATGGTCGTAAGGTCATTCGCCCCGAAGCCCTTGCCGTTGCTTACGTCAGCATCGACTAGTTATCATAAGAAAGGAATAAAATTATGGCTACTTATGATATGACGCTGGGTGCAGAGGCTGGTGGACATGCTGCTACAAACCGCTTCCCCTATCTGATGGAGAACACCATTAACGTGGGCCTCATCAATAGTTCTGCGGGCGTGGCTGCGTCTGACGTTCTTCAGGCCATCGCAGTTCCCAAGGAGACTTTGATCTTGGCTGCTGGTCTTGAGGTTCTAACTGCATTCACCTCAGATGGCACCCCAACTCTAGACTTGGATGGTGCCGGTCAAGCTGCTAACGGTTGGGCTGCTGCTTTGGATAGTACGTCTGCGGGTTACAGTACTGCTGTTTCCCCTTCTGCTACCAATCAGCGCGTTATGGTTACGGCTACCACTGGTGATACTATTGATATTACCGTGAACACCGCAGCTGCTACCGCTGGTCTTGTTCGCATCTGGGCTGTCCTGTTGGATGTGTCTGGTCACCGCGAGACTGCTACCAACTCCTAGCCACAATATTGGGGGGGTCTTTATGGCTCCCCCAGTATCCTCTAATGACCATAAGGACTTGTAATGGCTACTACAGTGACCTTTTTGACACTGGTGAATGATGTTCTCCGAGAGTTGAACGAGGTGGAGATTACTGATGTCTCGACTACTAGTGGCTTTACAAAATATGTTAACACGGCAGTCAACCGTGCCGTCCGTGATATATACAATGAAGAGATTGAGTGGCCGTTTGCTGTTCAAACTCAAAATGATTCAACTGTTGTTGGCCAACAAGACTACGACCTCCCGTCTTCATACCGCCAAATTGATTGGGAGAGTTTCTTTCTCTATTCTACAGACCTTGCTACTAATGGTGCTTTTGCTTCATCTATTACCTCTTGGACTGATAATTCTAGTGACACTGGTAGTTTTACTCACACTACTGATGGTAATGGTCGTGCTAGGCTAGCTGGTGGGGCTTCTGGTGTGGGGGCTATGGAACAGTCAATATCCACTGTTGAGAACAAAAGGTATGTTCTTGATTTTAGGATTGTAGGTGGGACAGTTAATTTACAAGTGGGTACTAGCACAGGTGCCCAAGACATTCAAAGTTCTACAGCATATACAGTTTCAGACTTGGGAGCTGGTGAGTTCCATCGTGTAGAGTTTTCCGCCACCTCCCAATGTTCATATATCCAATTTGCAAACTCTACAAATGCCAACCATGATGTTGACTTTCTCCAGGTGTTCTTCAAAGATGCACCTGTGAAACTTGAAAGTATGGACCTGGAAGAGTGGGAGAATACTAGACGGGCTGATGAGAAGTACCAAAGCCCAGCTAACTTCTCTACCCCTGACAGTGTTGTTAGGCGTCAGAATGACAAGTACTCCCTCAGCAACATTCCTGATAGTAGCCAGTACACTGTTGAATATAAATATTGGGTAATCCACACCGATGCCACTGTTAATGCCTCTACGGTGAGTATCCCAGACAGGTGGAAGGATGCCATCAGGGAGCGGGCACTTATGTACTGTTACAGGTTCAGGCAAGATATGGCAGCAGCCTCTGACAGTGAAACCAACTACAAGGATATTGTAGCAAGTATGAGGACTGAGTTAATCCAACGTCCACAAAACTTCCGGGCACGTTAATGGCTACAACCGCTGCACACAAGCTTGTAACTTCTGACCTAATTAAGGCACACGGCGGTCTTGTAACAAACGAGAACGTGTTGCGGGAAAACAAGAGTGAGGCTCTCAATCTCCTCAATTATGAGGTAGGCTTGAATGGTGGCTACCGTCGTATTACTGGGCACTCCAAATATTCTTCCACTGAGGTGTCTGGATCTGGTGTAGTCTTGGGTGTCAAAATATTCAACTCTGGCGTAGTAGTTTGTAGATTGAATACAGTCTACTTTGGGACGGGGACAACTTGGGCCACTGTAGCCACTAGAACAAGTGCAGGGGTGTACGACTTTGATATATATAACTGGGATGGTACCGCTAATATCGTCATGTGTGATGGTGTCAACCAAGCCGCTATTTACGATGGTTCTACCTACACTCTTCTCAACGGTACTAATGCTCCCACAAACCCTGGAATTTGTGCTGCCCACTCTGACCACCTGTTCTTCGCAGGAGAGAGTGCAAACCTTGGCCTCATCACCTTCACCCAGCCCTTCTCTGACACAGTTTTTGACCCAGCACAGGGATCAGGAACTATTCAGGTAGGGGACACTATCATTGATATGGTGTCTTGGAGGGATCGCCTTATTATTTTATGTAAAAACTCCATCCACCAGCTTGTAGGTACATCAGTTGCAGATTTTCAGTTGAAGAGGATTACAGACAATATTGGGTGTTTGGCAAAGGGGTCTGTCCAAGAGATTGGTGGTGATGTTATTTTTCTAGCACCGGATGGTATCAGGACAATAGCTGGTACTGAGAAACTTGATGATGTTGAACTGGGGAGCATCTCCAGGAATATCCAGCCACTCATCAACGACATGTCCACCATCTCCAACTTCTCCAGCACCGAGATTAGTTCAGTTGTGATCAGGGAGAAGAGCCAGTATAGATTATTCTACCCGGTGTCTAGTGTGAGTGTAGCTCAGAGCAAGGGTATCATTGGTGCCATCCGACGCAGCCCTGATGGGAATGTTGGTTGGGAGTGGTCTGAGATGAAGGGGGTTAAACCCCGAGTGTGTGACAGTAGCTATGTGGGAGATGCTGAGATAGTATTACATGGTAGCTATGCCAACGGGTATATCCACCAACAAGAGAGTGGGGATGACTTTGACGGCTCCAGTGTCCAGTCAGCTTACCGGACACCAGACTACTTCTTCGATGATATTACAATAAGAAAGACCCTCCACTCAGTCCGTGTATTCTACAGTGTAGAGGGTGATGTCAGCATTGGTATGAAGGTCTATTATGACTACAACAAAGCTGGCACTGAACAGCCCACTCAATATACTCTTGTAAACAGTGGTGCCGCAGCTATTTATGGCATTTCATTTACATATGGGGCATCCAAATACGCAGCCACCTTTGAGCCTAGTACCAGACAGAATGTTGAAGGGTCAGGGTTCACAGCCGCCCTAGAATTTGTGACAGATGATACCAAGTCTCCCCACTCCATTGAGGGATTTGTGATTGAATACGTTCCATATTATCGGAGATAAAAATGGGTACTGGATATACAAGACAGTCTGACACTGAGATCATTGATGGCGAGGTTGCTGATGCCAGTGATTTCAACAATGAGTTTGAGGCACTTGAAGATGCCTTTGACGGTACCTCTGGCCATAGTCACGATGGGACTACTGGGGAGGGACCAATTATTACCGTCCCTGGTGGTGGGACTGGTGTTGCCACTCTAACTGATGGTGGGGTGTTGTTGGGGTCTGGCACTGGTGTTATAACGGCAACGGCAGTGTTGGCAGACGGTGAGATGCTTGTAGGTGATGGTACAACTGACCCTGTCCTTGAAAGTGGTGCAACCCTTAGAACTAGTGTGGGGGTGGGTACTGGTGACAGCCCCCAATTCACCGGAATTGAACTGGGCCACGCGAGCGATACGACAATCGCAAGAGCATCTGCCGGTGAGATTTCTGTAGAAGGTACACAGTTAGCAAAATTGGACGGCAACCTTCAAGATTTGGATACTCTCGGCGCAGCATCATCCGATGGGGAGTTTGCAGTAGCCACTGGCGCTGGTGCTTTGGCCTGGGAGAGTGGGGCTACACTCCGAACGTCTGTTGGTGTTGGTACTGGGGATAGCCCGCAATTCACCGGGATCGAATTGGGCCACGCTAGCGACACAACAATTGCACGGGCATCCGCTGGTGAGATTTCTGTCGAAGGTACACAGCTAGCAAAACTTGACGGTAATCTCCAGGATTTGGACACACTCGGCGCAGCATCATCTGATGGGGAGATTGCGGTTGCTACTGGTGCTGGCGCCCTTGCCTGGGAGAGTGGTGCTACTCTACGAACGTCGGTTGGTGTTGGTACTGGAGACAGCCCGCAACTTACCGGAATTGAACTGGGCCACGCTACTGATACCACTATTGCACGGGCATCTGCCGGTGAGATTTCTGTCGAGGGCGCACAGCTAGCCAAAGAGAGTACGGTAACAGCACTAGCAATTGCCTTGGGATAATATAGAAAGAGAGAGAGAAAGTCATGG